TCGCGACGCTCGTGGGTTGCACGGGCGCAGGCAGGTGTGGGTCGCGCGCGTAGTCCGTCTTCACGTTACGCTCGCGCACCTCCTTGACGCAGTCGACCTTGTCCTCTTGACCCGCCATCGTCCACCCGTCATACCAGAACGAGAAGGCCTCTTCTGGAAAGATGTCGAGGTTGAGACCGGCGAAGTAGCGCCCGAGCAGCCTCTCGATCGCGACCACCGCGTCGTGGTGCGACGCGTCGCCGGCCAACTCGGCCCGCTGAACCCGCCTCACGAGCGAGGATAGGCGTTCCAGGCGCGTCATGACTCGCGTTCCGTCGCGTATATATGATCGTTCATATATAGAGATATCATGAATCGATTATATCATATTCTCGATAGATGTCAATCACTTTTTTAGTGAATCTTTATCCATCTTATGTATATTTATTCGCAGCGCAGCGTCTGTATAAATATCCACCTCTTTAATACTTATACATATTCGCGCATCGATATATATGAAAGACCATATATAGGCGCAGACAAAGAAGGCCACGATCTCTCGTGGCCTTCTTTGTCAGTACTCGATAGACTTCTTTAGCTCCGAGTCGAGCCAGAACTCTCCGATCATGTCGCGCAGGTCGTCGGCCCCACCATGAAACGTCACGGTGGGGAAGGCGCCGACCAGGTCGCGCGGGTTCAGACTGAACTCGTAGGACACGGCGCGGCTGCTCAACCAGGCCAAGAAGGTCAAGTCGTGCAGTCGAGCGCACTCCAGGGTGACTATGGCCATCTGTTCGCTCCTCTGCGTCAGTTCAGTCAAGGATGAAAGAGGCCTCCCTTTTAGGGAGGCCTCCATCGAGCGATCGTTCGAGCGAGGACTTAGAGCTCCTCTTTCTTCCCGGGAACGTAGCCGCCCCACCCCTTCGGAGGGTTGGCTCCCTTGCCGACCACGAAGTAGGTCTCCTTCGACTCGTCGAAGTTGACCCACACGCGATCGTCGGGGTTCGGGCAGAGGACGAGGATGCGAATCTTCGTCACCATCTCGGGCCGACCGATCTTGAACTGCTTGAAGACGTCCATCTCGCTGAGACCCTTGTCGCCGGCCGCGAGGAAGGCGTCCCTGAGGGCGGAGTTGATCGACTTCGTCGCGACCCTGGCGACCTTCTGTCCACCGCCGCCTACGAACACCTTGATGTCGTCGACTAGCTGCTTCTCCTCGGGCTTCGTCAGGTCGAACTGAGAGAGGTACTCAAGGACCCTCTTCTTCGCCTCGATGCGAACGCGCTTCTTGGCGTCGATGATCTTCTGCTTCTCGGCGTCGATCTTCTTGGCCTCAGCCTGGGGTTCGGTCTTCGTGTTCTTGTCTGCCATCTTGTGGCTCCTTGTGTCTTATGTACTCGTTCGCGTCGACCTAAAAGTGTTAGTTGAAGGTCGATACTGGTGAGTCATTCCCTGTCGATTCTCTCTATGATTGAACCTCCTCGTCGCTATGAACTATCTTCTGATAGTTCGCATCAGGGCGTCGAGAGCAACGTCAATGTGCTCTCGCGCGGTGACTAGGTCGTCGATCATCACTTTATGCATGTCGTTCTTTTGAACGAACTCTCTTAGCTTCTCTATGGAGGCTAGGAGAGTCTCAACTTCGAGTGTCTTGTCGATCATACGAACATCACGGACCGCTTCGAGAAGGCCACCTCGACGATGCCCATCCGGTTAAGCGACCGGAGGAAGTTCTTCGCCTGAGGGACCGTGAGGTCGATTCGGCGGGCCACGTACCCGATCGAGTATACCTCAGAAGACTCACCCGAGAAGGCCCTACGAGACATCCCGCGGACCACCTCGCGCTTCGTCATGCGACCGTTGATCTTCTTTATCTCTGTCATGGTAATCTCCTCTATCAATTGATTCTTGACGAGGGGGTTCGATCATAGAGAGAATCTCAAGTCTATGCTGCCTATCAGGTTGAGTCTCTTGACCTCCGGTCTGCGACCATCCAGTCTCAACTCTCATCTTGGCTTTCTTTTTCAAAGGTCGAGGTGAATCTCCTTCATTCACCTTCACTTCATTCTCTATGATCTAAATATATACCAGATCGCGCGGTGCGTCAAATGTGGCCGGCGCCTAAGTCTATATGGTGCAATGAATAGAAAAATTTTTTATTTTGCTCTTCTATCTTGGCCTAAATTGAGCCCTTATAGCGGCCGATCAATCTTGGCTGAACGCACAAGTCTATATATCATATAGAATTAGACACAGGTGACAGTCATTAGACATCACTGTCACGTCACTGTCACCTGATTAATTCTATATGATATAATGAATTAGATGCACGGGTGACAGTAATGACAGTGGTGACAGTACTCGCGAGTGTGCCACTAGTATACATTGTATACTAGTGAAAATCGGGCTGTCAACGCTGTCATTACTGTCACCTAGTGCGTCTAATTCTATATGACATATAGACATAGATGAGGTGACAGCGGTCCAAAATCAGGTGACAGCGTTGACAGTGATTTTCTGATCTCTTCTATTATATAGACGCTCGCGGAATCTGATATAGACTCGAATCGATTATAGGATCATATCAATTGGTCTAATCTGTTCGAGAATGAATCGATAGATCAATCTCTTCTATATAGGATCAGAGCTCGACCGGCGGGTGTAGAGAATCTGATATATAATATAATCTATATATTAAACAAGATGAATGAAAACTGTTGACACCTCGATCAGACCGGTCTATCATCTGATATCATAATGGTGATGGAACGTCTGCTCAACAAGATCGGTCCCTGACATGAAGCCCGTAGCACCTAAGCGCGAGTTGAGCGATGACTACGTCGAGAAGCTTGAGCTCGTCGCGCAGGCGTACGAGCGCACTTTGAACCTGGAGACGGCGTTCACGCTCGTGCCCATGAGCGACGAGGTGCGCGAGCGACTGAAGGCGGACCCCGAGCTCTTGGCTCTGCTCGAGGTGTACAAGGCGCGGAAGTTTGAGACCATCATAAGTGGCATCGAGGACATCATAAACGATGTTGGCGAGAAGAACTCGGTCAAGTTGAGCGCGATGAAGGAGCTGGGGCGAATCTTGCTACCCGACAAGTTCAAGGAGAAGTCAGAGGTCGAGATGAGTCTGACCTACAAGGTGATACCCAGGAGAAGGGCCTGATGCCGCAAGTGGTCGTCGACCTAAGCGAAGTAGACTCATACATGAACCCAGTGTACACTCCGTACCTTGAAGACTTCAGGCGCTACCAGGTGCTCAAGGGCGGGGCTGGTGCGGGCAAGAGCGTGTTCATAGGTGGACAGAAGATCGTGTACAACATGATCAACGTACCTGGCTACAACGTGATGGCGCTCAGGAAGGTCGGCGTAGACTCGCGCAACTCAACGTTCGCAGAGATAAAGAAAGGCATACGTGCTTGGGGCTTAGAGGACCTGTTCGACGTCACCGTGAGTCCGATGGAGATAACGTGCAAGGCGACGCGAAACAAGTGCCTCTTCTTCGGGCTCGACGACGTCGAGAAGCGCAAGTCGGTGACGTTCGACACGGGCGACTTAGTCGCGATATGGGTAGAAGAGGCGAGCGAGATAACATTTGAAGACTTCGTGCAACTCGACCTTAGGCTCAGAGGTAAGGGGACGGTGCCTAAGCACATCATGCTGACGCTCAACCCGATCGACATCGACCTTTGGATAAAGAAGCACTTCTTTGACCGACCGATGAGCGAGCGAGACGGCTTCATCCTGGAGACGACGTACAGGGACAACCAGTTCCTCGACGAGGCCTACAAGGCTCACCTCGAGGACCTGAAGAACATAGACGACCACTATTACCGCGTGTACGTGCTGAACGAGTGGGGCAAGAGGTCGACCGCGACGGTCTTCCACAACCTGGTGGTGGAGGACTTCGAAGTGCGAGAGGCTGACCTGTCGAACAGGCGTTTCGGGATGGACTTCGGCTACAACCACGCGAACGCGCTCATGGGCGTAGGCTTCAAGGACGGTGAGCTCTACGTGTGGTATGAGCTCTACGCGAAGCATCAGCAGAACGCAGACTTCATCGAGGCTGCAAAGCAGAGTGAATTGCCGATGGACTACACGATCAAGGCTGACTCTGCAGAGCCCGACAAGATCGCGCAGTGGATAGAGGCCGGCTACGATCGCTGCCATAAGGTTGAGAAGGGACCACACTCGGTGATGCGCCAGGTTGACTACCTCAAGGCGCTGCCGAAGATACACGTACACGCGTCAAGGTGCCCGAACGCGGCTCGTGAGTTTGCACGCTTCAGTTACAGGCAGATGAAGGACGGGCGCATACTCGACAATGAGTTCGTGGAGATAGACGATGACACCGTCGCGGCCGTAAGGTACGCGATAGAAGACCTACTCATAGAGCGGCAACACTCGAGCGGGTACTTCATAAAGCGGAGGATGCTGTGAGAGACAAGGGCGACGCGATAGACGCAGTGCTCAGCGCGTGGCGCTTTAAGCAGCACTCGCTCGAGGCCCATCCTGTGCTCAACAGGCGCAGGATTGCCGCGATGCGCTCGCACATCCAGGCCCTCGAGGAGGGCGACCGCGACGTCACGAACACTAGCATCACGCGGCGCACGACGGTGGGTGCGCAACCTGACAAGAATAACTACACGAACTACGCAAAGCAGGTCGAGGCCGCATACAAGATGTACGACGCGCAGACCGACTACGGCGCAGAGTTGCTCGGCACGGTGGCCGACTCGCGCGTAGCGTTCATAGCTGGCGAGGGCATATCGTACACTTGCAAGGACAAGAAGAAGTCGGCGTTCATAGCGGACCTCCTGGAGGATAATGGGCTCGACGGCGCGACTCTACTCGACGCAGTGCTCATGGGTGAGCTCGAGGGTCGGGCACTCTTGTCGCTCTCAGTCGAGAAGGAGGGCGACGAGGCGAAGGTGAAGGTGCGCCTCTTCTCGTGGTACAAGAATAAGTACACCGTGAAGCGATCGACCGACGACTACACGAAGATAGAGTCGATCAAGTACAGGCCGAGCAAGGCTGGTGGTGAGGTCGACATAAGCCTTGAGAACTCCATCTACGTTCGACTCGCCGGGGCAGACTACACGAGGGACGAGACGCCCTCCAAGATTTGCAAGGTACTTACGCAGATAGAGAACGCGTCACGCGCGACGTACGACCTGCGGAAGAACTCGCACATCTTTGCCAAGATATTCCCGTATTGGAAGACGTCCGACCCAGCCGCGGCGAAGTCCATCATGAAGGAACTCGACTCGCGCTCCTACGAGATAGGCGACGGCTACGCAGGGCCAGCAGAGATGTCGCTCATCGAGCCTGCGGGTCGGGCGTGCGACTCCTTGATAAAGGACCACCTCGCGTCGCTCAGGTACGTGTCTTCAACTACTGGCATCCCGATACACTGGATGTCTTGGCCTGAACTCATGAGCAACAGGGCGACTGCGGAGAACATGCTCGAGGAGGTGTCCGCCGCGACGAAGCGCGAGCGGTTGCTCTGGCAGTCGGCGCTCAGGCGCCTGATTGATCGCGCGTGTGAGCTCGGTGCGGACGCCGGCCTCGAGGTTGGTAAGCTCGACGCGGAGGTCGACGTGCGCCTGCCACTCATATCACTCGCCGCACTGAAGCAGGTGATAGAGGTGTGGGAGCCACTCGTGAAGGACTCCTACATATCGCGATTCACATTCATGAACATGCTCCCAGGCATCGACCCAGAGGAGGAGCAAAAGCGGATAGACGAGGAGAAGGAGGAGCGCGCCGAGGAGAGTCCGCTGCAGAACGCGGCGGCCCAAGCGGCGCTCGCCGCTCTCCGTGAGGGTGAGGACGAACCCGCGCCGGCGGGCGATCAGCCGTCCGCTTCGCCTGCTCCTCCAGCGCCCAAGAAGAAGGTGAGGTAGCGAGATGAAGATGAGCGACTATGCGGCGTGACGCGCCGAGGGCTTCAAGAGGGACGTTCAGGCTTACAACCCGAACCATGACGAGAGCGGGCGCTTCGCCTCGGGCGGCGGCGGAGGTGGAGGAAGTTCGTCGTCGGAGCGTACTATCACGGTATCACGCGGTATGGGTGGTACGCAACAAATGAAGGAGAGTGTCTGGGAAGCAAGGACACGCGAGGCTTTTAAGCAGGCGTTTCAGCGAAACAAAGAGAAGGCTGCTTACAAGAAGAAGTATAGTCCGCAAGAGCGCCTGCGAAGAGCAGGCATCGTGTAAGGAGGTCTGCGATGCAGGCAGAGGACGAAGAGGTCGAGGAACCCGACAGGGGGTTCAAGAGGAGCAAGCGTCCGCTCATATCGACGCACAGCCTCGTGAAGGACGGCGTCATGAGCGGCGAAGAGCGCGCGAAGGCGAGCGACGAGTTCGCGAAGGCCGCGGCACCGAAGCGCGTGGTGCCCAAGAAGTGAGGAGAGTTGCATGCTGACGAAGCGTACACCCGTGCGCATGGACGACAGGAAGCGCGTGCAGTCGCTCGTTGATCTGCGCCTCGCGCGCATCCAGGGGTTTGCCGTCGAGCGCGCGCTCGCCCTTGTGCCCGCAGATACGCTCGCAGACATACGCGCTCGCGACCCGCACCCGTACTTCCAGGTGTACTCGATATGCCACGAGGGCGTGAGCATGCCGCCGCGCATAGTCGACGACCCGAAGGGTGCGCCTCCCATATCTTGGCCCAGAAGCGCTGTCAAGACGATCAAGGCGTTGGCGCTCCGCGGCGTGCAGTTCTTCCGCGGGCACAACGAGGATAGCTCGACTGAGGGTCGAGAGTCGCTCGGCGAGGTAGTGGCGGACGCTGAGGAGGAGATAGGCGGCGTGCTCCACCACGTCGTCGTGGGTTACTTCCCTCGTCGTGAGCTCGTCGAGGACATGGACGTATGCTCGCAAGAGGGCGAGTGGAACTTCTTCGAGGAAGCCGGCCGCTGGGTGGCTGACAAGGTGTTCAAGATAACGGGCATTGCGCTGGCGCGCTCTGCGGAGGATACGCCAGCTTTCTCTGGCGCTCGACGACTCGCCGTCGTGCAGGCGTTTGAGGCCGAACATATAGACGACCAACAGGCCGTCGACCGCAAGAGGAGGACAGGCGACATGGCTGACCAGATGTTGGACTTGACCACGGTGGCGTGGGAGAAGCTCGAGGCGGAGCTCAAGCGGAGGCGCGTGGCACCCTCGCAACTATTCACCATCGATGAGGTGAAGAAGGATCGTGAGCTCGGGAAGGCGTTCGACTCCCTCGAGGGCGAACTAAAGAAGCTCAACGAAGTGGTCGCCGCGAAGGACGTAGAGCTCAAAAAGGCGAATGAAGTGGTCGCCGCGAAGGACAGAGAGGTGCTCTCCTCGTCAGCACGGGCGCGCATTGACAAGTTGATAGTCGACAGGAAGCTGACGGAGAAGCAAGCGAAGTTCGTGCGCGACTCTCTGCCCCAGAAGCTCGACGACCCGACCGACGCGGGCCTGGCAGCAGCCATCGACCGAGGACTCGAACAGTTCAAAGTCGCCGCGAAGACGTTCGGCGTAACGGAGGGTCTGCCGCAGCAGGCCGCCAACACAGAGGGAGCAGGTGAGGGCGACGACATGACGCTCGCCGCCAACAATCCGCTCCTGGAAGAGGACGTGGAGGTCTAAGCGCCCCGATTGGGCGCATGGAGGTGGACGATGGGTTGCTTCACACTGAAGGACCCCAGCATCTATGATGAGCTGGAAGACGTCGAACCCGCCACCGCCGTCGTTGCTGGCGACGCTGCGGTGGTGCGCGACGTGCTCGGCTTTTACCTGAAGAGTCGCGAGGAGACGGGCGAGGAAGTCGCCTTCGTCTACCGCGCGAGGCAGGTCGAGGCCGCGAAGCGGACGGGTACAGGCGAGGCCATAAAGGCCGGCGACAAGCTCTACCTGGACGTGAGCGAAAAGGACGTCAGCGCCACGAAGACGGGCGCCGACTACTTCTGTGGGTGGGCGAAGAGGGACGCCGCGGCGAACGACACCGTGGTGCTCATGAACTTCGACGGCACCCGCTACAGCGAGAGCATATAGCCCTCTATCAAGGTGAAGGAGAAGGACGAAACATGAGCAAATATCTGGCGAAGTCCGACGAGCTCTTCTACGAGACCCTCAAGGCGGGCCTCGAGAAGGCGGACGAGCGAGCGCTCGCGCAGTGCCGCGTGGCCCTGCAGGCGTTCCTTAACAGGCCGCGCGCCGCGGTCAGGAAGCAGGTCCAGGCGCTCAGGAAGGTGCAGGCCTTCGGGGTGTCGACCGACTTCGAGAAGTTGGTCAGCGACGCGTTCAACGTCACGGTCGAGGAGGCGAACTACGACCTCGGCTACCAGAGGGTGTTCCGCGACGTGCCGCTCGCGAGCGGTCAGGACACGTGGGACATCTACGACGTGAGCAACGGCCTCACGTTCCGCAAGGTCAAGGAAGGCGACCGCATCCAGGTCGATCAGCTCAGTGGCTCGCTCGTCACCGCGCACGTCGACTACTACGGCGGCGCACTCGGTTGGACCGACAAGATGATCCGCTACCGCAAGATCGCGGCCATGGTCGACATGGCATTGATCTTCAGGAACCGCTTCTGGAGCAACAAGGCAGACAACTTCTACCTGCTCCTCAAGACGGCCGCGGCGATGCACGCGATCTCGTACCAGGGCGCTACGGGCGACACGCAGCTCGAGCGCGACATCGCGACAATCAACTACGCCGCGTTCTTCTTGGCGAACGCGTGCAAGGACAAGGGGTACGGCGACACGGCCAACATGCGGCTCGTCATGTACGCTAACCCCCGCGACAAGGCGCGCATCCTGGCGGCGTTCACTGCCACGACCGCGGCGCTCGCGGCAGGTGGGCTGAACGGCGAAGTCATACAATGGCCGATCGACGTGATCTACACCTTCAACTCGAGCGTGGCGACGGGTTACCCGATCCTGGTCTTGCCTGGAAACAAGATTCAGGCCGCGGAGGACATGCCGCCCACCACGTTCATCGGCGAGAAGGACCCGCTCACCTTGAACTCCGTCCAGGCGGTGTGGTCCATCTACGGCGCAGTCGTGGCTGACGACGATCAGGCCGTCAAAGCGACGCTCGGCTAGGCGAGCAAGGAGCGAAAAATGGCGCTCGTCTTGCAGGTAGGAACTAACTCGTGGGCCACATTGACTGAAGCCAACACATACTTTGAGGCAAAGTATGGGGCGACTCTCTGGACGTCATTGAGCGACGTCCAGAAGCTACAGTTGCTCGTGTCAGCTTTCAACTGGATTAGGCAGCAGAGTTTGCTCTCCGTGCCAACCAGTGCTACGGCTGACACCGTCAAAAATGCACAGTGCGAAGCGGCTTGGTTCGTCTATCGGTGGTCCGACGAGTATGAGCGAAGACGAGCGCTCTCTTCGAGCGGAGTGAAGAGCTTCAGCGTCGCGGGTTGGTCGGAGTCGCTCGGCGCGACAGCGTTCCCGCAGTTCATAGCAGACATGCTCATAGACTACGCCGCGAACATAGGTGGCGGGTTCATGCGCATGAGCAGGGACGTAGAGGACAATGGCAGTGAGTAGCGAAGAGGCGCGCGTAGACAAGACGGTGCAGCGCCTCGTGCGCGCACTCAAGGGCATCAACGCAGAGTTGCGCTCGATCGTGTCAGAGGTCGCCGTCGCGACCAGCACGTCGAGCACCTACTGGAACGGCGTGGCGTCGAGGATACGTCGGCAGTACGAGGCGGCGAGGATCGTGACGCGCGAGTGGACGAAGGCCGCGATACCTAAAGAGTACACGGCGCGCCTCGCCGACGCCATCAGGCAGATGAAGGCGACGACCTTCACGCCCAATAAGGTGAACATACAGGACGTCGTCAACAAGAACGGCGTCAAGCAGTCTGCAAACACCGTAGTCAACGACGCGTATTCGTCGTTCCTGAAGGGACTGATGCTCGGGCAGAACAACCTCTTGCGCCTCTCGTCAGTGACGCAACAGGTCGTCTTGTCAGAGGCGAAAGTTAACAAATCGATCGCTGAGGGCTACATAGAGCAAGGTTCAGCGCAAGCGTCGAAGGTCGCCTTGCGCGACGCGCTGCTGCAGAAGGCCATCGACGGGAAATACATCACCGTCGTGGACAAGAACGGTGCTGAGCGGAGCTACGAGGTAGACTCGTACGCAGAGCTCGTGGCGCGAACTAAGTTGATCGACGCGGCGACTACAGCCACGATAGATACGGCCCGCGAGGTCGGGGCGGACCTCGTGCAGGTATCGTCGCACAACACGCTGTGTGACGTGTGCAAGGAGTTCGAAGGCAAGATATACTCGCTATCGGGGCAAGACTCTGACTTTCCTCAACTCGAAGATGAGCCGCCGTACCACCCGAACTGCATGCACTCGTTGACCATAGTGTACAGAGAGGCGCTCGAGGCGGACGGGTCGCTCGACGACTACATATCGCGGTCCAACGAAGGGGTGTCCGCGTGATAGAGCTCAGAGACGTCCTGTCGGCGAGTAGGCGAGCACACCTCGGGCGCACGATGTCCATAGACAGCGTCGCGCGCGCAATAAAGCGAGACGCTGAGCTCGACCCCATCGAGCGCACCTGGTTGCACGCGCAACTGCAAGGCGTGGTCGACGGCGACCTGAGCAAGATTGGGCCGATAGGCGGGATCGAGGACGCGTGGAAGGGCGAACCGTGCTTCTTGGTCGGAGGAAGCAAAGGTTTGAAGAACGCCATGGACGCAGGTTTTCGGCTCGACATGCTCGACGGCTTCCACTCCATAGGCGTGAACCACGTCGTAGAGGACTACCATCGCTTCGAGTGGCTGCTCGTGATGGACAAGCGCTTCTTCACAATATCGCCGTATGACGTGCTCAATGAGTACGAGGGGCGGCTGTTCGCGCATAACAAGGCGGGCCTTCCGCCTTCTGAGCACGTCACAGTGTTCTACACGCAAGGCGATGGACCTGCGCGCCACTTCGTGGATGGTTTGTACACGTTCGTCGTCAGTGGCTTGACGGCGATGAACCTCGCGCTGCTGAGCGGCGCGAACCCGGTGTACATGCTCGGCCTTGACAACGGTGGTCTGCAGGACAACAAGGGCGGCACGCACTACAAGGCGGGGTATACCGGCGAGTCAGTAGGCAAAGGGAACTGGCGAAAGTTCAAGACGAAGATACCCGAACGGATGCTCGACTACCTGCCGTGGGCAGACAGATTCATCAACGTAGACCCGATGGGTGACATCACTGCGTTCAAGAAGATGGATGTCAGGGATGTGCCGGAGCTGAAGGAGAAGTTTGCATGAGCGTGTGCCACGTCGGTACGCTGCCGCTCCAGCAGATGGGCTCCGTGACGCGCGCTCTCGTGAGCGGCCTGTCAGGCGCGCAGACGTACGCCTTGCTCGGTGGTCCGCTACCGACGGCCGACGTATACGTGCTTCATTGCTTCAAGTCGCGCCATGAGCGCTTCAGGAACTTTGAACGGCCCAGCAGAGGGGCGAAGGTCGTGTCGTTGGTGCACTCCACCGCGCCGTGCGAACCTTGCTTGACGTCGGACGCAGTGGTGGCCCTTACCCACTGGAGCGCATACGATGTTCGTGTGCGTTGCAGTACACCGTGCGAGGTGATAGAGGCTGGCATAGACGTGGCGCCGTTCGCCAAGAACGAACCCGACTACGCGTCGCGCACCCTGGGTCGCATAACGCGAAATGCGCCGGGTAAGTTCCACCCGCTGTGGAGCGCCGCGTTGGCGCAGATACTGGCGTGCGCGCCGTTGGTCAAGGCGCGACTCGTGGTCGACACCGACGCAGACTTACTCAAGGATGCGCGCGTCGAGTACGTGACGGGCGTCAAGATAGGCGATGATGAGGCTAAGGTCGAGGCCCTCGCTCCGTTGTCCATGGCGGTCATAGCGGAGGGAGACTTCGAGGAGACGTTCTCAGTTGGCATGCTCGAGTGCATGGCGATGGGTCTACCCATCGTGTACCTGTATCAGCCGGCGCTCCACGAGGTGCTCAAAGGTCTGCCTACGTGCTGCGACTCGATCGCGGGCATGGTGGAGCGGGTCGTGGCCTTGATAGACGAGCCGGACGAGTTGAAGATGCTCGGGCGCATGGCTCGCGAGGTAGCCTACGAGTACTCGAGCATACGGATGCTCATGCGCTGGGAGCGCCTGCTCGGAGGCTTGTCATGAGCAGAGTAGTCGCAGTGGCGTGTGCCAGGATGGACAGCAAGCGATTTCCGGGCAAGTGCCTCGCTCAGTTAGCTAACAAGCCGCTGCTGCAGTACACCATAGACTTGGCGCGAGCGGCGAACTTGCCCCTGTACGTATGGACTCGCGACGCGGCGATAATGGAGTATGCGTCGGACAAGTGCCCGATGATATATGAACCTGCGCGCTTGTATGACACGCGCGAGGACACTACGCGCGAGAAGATGCGCTACGCCAACGATGTGCTGCGAGCAGAGTACATTGTGCTCTTACAGCCGACGCAACCCGTGAGGTCCTCGACGCGGGTGCTCACTTGGGTGGCCATGGTGCGCGGAGAGGGGGCGGACTATGCCTACACCGTCAACCCTGACGGTAGAACGAGTGGGACGTTCTACGCGTACTCTTCGCGCTACCTGAGTAACGACGTAGGTGATATCGACGCGCGTGTGCTGGTGCTTCCAGACAGGCAGGAGTTTGACATCGATATGCCAGAAGACTTAGAGAGGTGCGAGCGATGGTTACGCGGATAGTGCTTGAACTCGGGTGTAACCACCAGGGGCAGGTGGACGTGGCGAAGGCCATGATCGACGATGCAGTTAGACTCGGCGTGTATGGCGTGAAGGTGCAGAAGCGGTGCCCAGAAGTCATACCCGAGGAGCTCAAGTACAAGCCGAGAGACCTCGAGAACTCGTTCGGCGAGACGTACTATGAGCACCGCAAGGCGCTGGAACTCAGCGTGAGTAGCGTCGTGGAACTGCGCGAGTACGCCGAGGCGCGGGGTCTGGCGTTCATGGTGTCAGTGTTCGACATGCCGAGTGCACGCGAGATGGTTGAGCAGGCAAAGGTGCGGTTCATAAAGTTGCCCTCGCAGTTGCTGCTCGACTATGACCTGAACACGTACCTGATGTTGGTGAGGAGGAGCTACAAGCTCACGCTGCTGCACTCGACTGGCATGCACACAGACCAGGAAGTGCTTGCATGCCCGTTCTTGAACAGGTTCGACGTCACCTACTACTGCCGGTCGATATATCCTTGCGCGTTCGATCAGCTCGATCTTGGCTCTGCGCGGTGTCAGTTCGATGCGCTCTTGGACGCGGATTCGCGCGGATACTCGTCACACGACGTAGGTGGCGAGGCGATCCCTTGGTTCGTGCTCATGGGCGCGCGCTGGGTCGAGTGTCACTACACGCTCGACAAGAAGATGAAGGGGTCAGACCACAAGACGGTGTCAAGAGACTACGACGACATGGCGCGAATAATCGCAGACGTGTACGCCGTGGAGGCTAGATACAACGACACCGCACTCATGAGCAAATCAGAGTGCGCTAACGCAGACTTCTACCGGAGGCGCCCATGAAGCGCGGCATAATCGTGTCTATACAAGGTTACAGTTACCAGACCATATCAGAGCTGGCAAAGGACGCCATCAGCGCCTCGTGCGTGGGTCTGCGCATAGACAAGAAGATAACGCTGGACATGGCTCACAAGTTGCCGATCATCGGCCTAAAGAAGTCGCACGTCAGCGACCCCAAGGTCGAAGCCTACATCACTGCGAGTCCAGAAGTGGTGGCCGCCGTCGCGCCATGGTGCGACTACGTGGCCATAGACGCGCGCAGGTGCAACTCCGCGCTCGCATCCTTGATGCTGTACTGCAAGGAGCGACGCATCAAGGTGGTGGCGGACATAGAGTGCTTCGAGGACTTTCAAGCTCTGAAGGACGCGGGTTATGAGTATGAGTTCGTGTCGACTACGTTCTCTGTGTTCAAGCAGATGTATGAGCCCGACATCAGGCTGGTAGAGAAGTTGGCGCCACACGAGAAGAAGTTGATAGCGGAAGGCAACTACAAGTCGCGAAAGGATGTGAAGTCAGCATTCGCCGCGGGTGCTTACGCGGTGTGCATAGGCGGAGCGATCAGCAACGTGTACAAGCTGACCAAGAAGTTCACGAGTGTGTCGATATGATAGAGTCAAGGACTGGAAAGATGGGCAGTGGGCTCATCGACCTCATACGCTACATGAATCTGGTTCACGCGATCATAGTAGAGGTTGGGTCATACAAGGGCGACTCTGCGCTCATCTTTGCGCAGTACTTCGACGTAGTCTACTGCGTGGACGCGTGGGAGCAAAGGACGTTCAACGTGCCTGACACCATGGCCACAGACGCCGAGCGCGAATTCGATAGGAAAACGGGTGCCTTTATGCACATAAAGAAGTGCAAAGGTCGATCCCTCGACGTCGCGAAGCACTTCGGCGCAGCAGACGTAGTGTACATCGATGCGAGCCACGACTACGAGAGCGTGCGCGCGGACATCCTCGCATGGGGACCGCACGTGCATCGCTTCCTGTGCGGCCACGACTACTGGCCGAGGCGCTTCCCAGGAGTGGTGCAGGCCGTGAATGAGCTGCTCGACAAGCCTGACGCAGTGTTCGAGGACACGTCGTGGGTGAAGGAGGTTCGTGGTGACGCTCGTAGTTGACCTCGACAACACGCTACTCAAGTCGGAGCGCGAAGACTATGCTGAGCCGGCCATATTCCTGGACGAAGTCAAGGCCGTCAACGACGCGTTCAGCGCCGGGCATACGATCATCATACACACTGGTCGCAACTGGGACAAGTACGCCATGACGAAGGCACAGTTGCAGAAGTTCCACATAAAGCATGACGAGCTCGTCATGGGAAAGCCTCAAGGCACATACGTCGACCACGACGCGAAGACGAGCATCGCGGAGGCCCTCGCATGAACGCGTATTTGACCGACGAGGTCGACCTCGTGAGCGTGGTGCATGATGCAGATGGCGTCGAGGTGCGCGTAGTGACTCAGGGAGTAGCCGCGCGCGTGTCGGAGCGCAACAGGATGGTGCTTGACGCAGATGGTCGCGAAGTGGTGGGTAGCATGGAGATAATGCTCGACCCCACTGTGAGCATAGACTACTCGACTCGCGTGATCGTGAAGCGCCTTGGCGGCAGCGCCTACGCGCAAGCGACCAAGGAGTGGCAGATAAAGCAGTTGTCGATCGGCCACCTGTTCGCGACCAGGACGCACGTGGAGGTCTGGGTATAATGGCAGGCGATTGGAAGCCTTACGTCATAGAGGTCAACACGCTTGATTCAGGCTTCAAGGCTTACCTGAAGAAGGCGGGTGCCGTGGGTCAGCGCAACGTAGACAAGTCTACGGCTGACTTCAAGGCGAAAGCCGCGATGGGCCTGCAGTTGCTCAACTTCTGCGTGAACGGGTCAAGTAAGGAGCGCGTTAAGCCGCCCATCAGGTGGGGTATACTGCGTGCGTCGGGCAGCGTGTTCGCCGACGGCGTGTTGCTCGGCGACACCAAGGCGCTCAGCGCCGATGGTAAGCCGGCCACTGACTACTCGTCGTGCCCACCGTCGTGCGTGGCTGTAGGTTTCAACACGTCTTACGCGTCGCGACTGCACGAAAGCGACGCGTGGACGCCGGGAGGTGACCCGCCAAGTGAGCAGGCGATGCGCAACCCCGCGATGCTCGAGAACGTTGGCAACAAGTGGGTCGAGAAGCACTTAATCGCCGACAAGGAAACGCTCCTGGCACTCTACGCGGCGAAACTGAAGGAGGCTACGGACGCATGATATACAACCTCGTAGCCTACATAAGGCAGCAGTTGCCCTCGACGACGGTGTACACCAACGAGAGGCCAGAACACGCGAAGGACACGTGTGTGCTGGTGCGTGAGAGTGGTGGAAACCTGAAGCCATGGAACGGGTATGCTAACCCCACCGTCCAAGTGTTGGCTCGTGCCGCAGACGCGCCTAAGGCAAGAGTGTTAGCGTATCAGGTGCTGTATGCGCTGCAGGACAAGTATGGTTTGATACTGCCGGCGACGGTCGTAGATGGCGTAACATATGCGGCACTATGGGCCGCGCAGATAACGGCCGTGCAGTTGCCCTACTCGTTAGGGCCCGACGGCGAAGGCAGAAGTGTGTACACGACTAACTACCAGATCATCATGGTGAGGTAAGTATGGCGAATCAACCCATGGGTAACAACTTCATCGAGGGGCCCCTCGGGGTAGTTGCGCTGAAGTTCGACAACGTCGAACTCGGCAAGACGATCGACGAAGCTAACCTCGAGTTCATCGAGGACGTGAAGGACATCAAGTATGCGCAGGACGGCACGCAGCCCGCAGACAAGGTGCCTACTGGTCAGGCTTACAAGCTGACCGTGAAGCTCGCCGAGCCGTCATGGGTGCGCCTCGCGAAGCTCATGCGAGGCTTGACCGTCGGCACTGCGCTGAACAGCGCGAAGCTTGGCCGCGACATCTATAGGTCAGGCAAGACGAACTTCGCGAAGGAGCTCGTCATTCGGCGCGTGGACAGCGATGGCGTTGCATCGACGGACCCCAAGTATTGCTTGACTTTCTTCAAGGCAATACCGACGGTCAACGGGAGCATCGGCGCGTTCGGACCCGACACTCAGCGCCAAGTGGAGGTCGTGTTCGAGTGCATGTACGACTCGACGACTGGGCACATGTGCTTCGGCTATTCGGGCTACGCCTCGAGCGTAGACGTGGCATAGCGCTACTAACAAACACTTGGAGGTGAAGACGTGGAACATTTTAGGGCTCCAGCGATAGAGGTCGAGGTGGAGAGCGTGAACGGCGAGGTGCGCGTGCTCAAGTGCGCGGCCATCACGAAGCAGATGATGAGCGACATAGACGTGCTCACGAGCGAGACGGACACGACCAACGGGATGTATGGACAGATGGCTATCTTCTTCGGTGGCAAGACGGAAGACTATGCTGACCTCGACGCGCGAGTTGTGTCGCAGGCCATCCTCTACATGGCGGAGCAATTGAAGAAGGTCCCTACTGGGCGGCAGGGCATGAGGTAGTCCTGCCGCTGATAGGCGCTGGCTTCTCACTTAGCAGCATAGAGGAGTTGGCGAACAAAGAGGACGTTCGCGTGCTACCCATGGTGGTGGCGACCGTTCAAAAGCAGAGGCGCATAGACAGACTGCAGAGGCAGCTCGACATAGCAGAGGCCGTGAACTTCGCTTACGTCGGATCAAGAGCAAAGGTGTTTGGCGGAAACACGAGGGCCTATGCCTCGTGGATACGCACCCTTGAGCGCAAAATCGCGGAGTTGCAGGGCCAGAAGCTACCCACTGCGTGGGACGCACTCGGGCGGTCAGTTAAGTTAGGACGATAGATGGCCTTCGATGCTGGTGCTGTAGTCGGACATGTAAACCTTGACGGCTCACAGTGGGTCAATGGCGCAAAGCAAGTCACGCGCGCCAACTCGTCCATGTGGGCCAGCATCTTCAAGGGGAACTTGGCCTACGATGCATTCAAGAAAACATTGAATGCGGTCATAAGCGTAGGCAAGGACTGCATACAGTCGTTCGTCGAGCAAGAGCAGGCCGAGGCTCAGATGAATGCGACTTTGCGCGCGACGCACAATGCCGCGGGCATGACGTCGAAGGCCTTGCTCGACTTGGCCGGCTCACTACAGGCCACCACAACGTATGGTGACGAGACGATCCTTGCAGCCGAAAACATCCTCTTGACGTTCAAGAGCATTGGCAAGGACGTGTTCCCTGATGCTACGAAGGCCATCACGGACGTAGCGACGGCCCTCAAAATGGACCTGACTACTGCAGCGAGGACGGTAGGTCGCGCACTAGAGAATCCTACACAGGGCATGCAGATGCTCCGCAGGTATGGCATCATGCTCACTGACTCACAGAAGGAGACAGTGAAGCACATGATGGCCGTCAACGACACGGCTGGCGCGCAACGCTATATATTGAAGTTGCTCGAAGGTCAGTACGGCGGGTCGGCCGTAGCAGCGCGCGACACGTTCGGCGGCGCGATGAAGTCGCTGGACAACTACATAGGCGAAGTCAAGGAGACCATCGGGAAGTACATCACGACAGCCGCTCGACCGCTCGTCGAATCCTTCATCGACGTAGCGAAGCAAGTCAATGAGTTCCTCATGAGTAAGCAGGGCATGCAGGAGGTCCTTAACATCCTGCAGCCACTCGCTGGCGGCTTCGCGGTCGCATGGGAAATGGGCAAGCAGCTCTGGGACCTTTTCAAGAATTTTGCAGCGGGCGTCCTCGACAGCGTGAAGAGAGCATTCACTTCATTGTTTGGCGAGGCGAAGGAGACGGGCGCCGCGTTCAGTGTGCTTGGTGTGACGATGAAGGTGATAGCCATAGCTTTCACGATAGCGGGTAGGTCAATAAACTTCGTGCTCACGCTGCTTGTCGACCTCGTCAAGGTCGCGGTGAGTAGCTATGAGACGATGGCGCGCCTCGGCGACGCGATGCTCCACCCGTGGGACAGGAGCAAATGGGAGGCCGTCGGTAATTCGGCCATGCAGACCTGGGACAAGATCAAGACCACCGGTGTCGACGCGTTCAACAACATAAGCGAGATGGTCAAGACAGTCATGGCGGAGTTCAAGGACTTCAACACCGACGTCAAGACGAACAGTGCGCTATACGAGAAGCGCTACACGATGGCCGTGAAGAACGTCCAGAAGGCCTTCGAGAACTTTCTCTATACTAGCGACAAGACGAACGGCGAGGTAGCCCAAGGCGCAGAGGAAACTTCGGCCGCGGTGGCAAAGAGCTGGAAGACTACGTTTGACGAACTCAAGACCCAGATGGATAAGTCGATCAAGGAGTATGGTCTCTGGTCCGATCAGGCGAAGATAGACATCGACGCCGTGGTAAACCACGTACTCACACTCGCGCAATCCATCACGGGAACGCTCAGCAACATCACCTCGCAGGTGAGCGGCGTGATATCGCAGTACTACGAGAATGAGCTCACCGCCGCCGAGAACGACTATCAAGCGCGTAAGGAGTACATAGAGGCCAACGTGTCGGACGAGACGGAGCGCGACGCGCAGCTCACGCAGCTCGACGAGGACTACGCGAAGAAAGTCGCTAACATAAAGAAGCAGCAGTTCGAGGCTACGCGCGCGACGAACATAGCCTCGGCCGTCATGTCGACGGCGCAGGCTGTCATGACGACGTACGCCCAGTTTGGTTGGCCCTGGGGTCTGATACCTGCGGCGATCGTCGCGGGCCTCGGCGCCGCGCAGGTAGCACTCATAGCCAGTCAAGAGACGCCGAGCTACGCGGCGAAGGGTGGCGTCTTTACGCCTGGTACAAACGTGGTGGTAGGCGAGCGCGGGCCTGAGCTGATAACTCTCGGTCAGACGAGCAGGGTCGTGCCTAACGAGGTGGCGTTTGGCGCCAGTGGTGGGGTCGACATGGACGTCAACTTCTACGGTGACATAGCGAGCGACGTCGACCTCGACTCGGCGACGTCGCGCATGGCTAGGAAAGTTAAGGCCGCGATGAGGGCAGCATGAGCACACCTTACCTGAAGATCGAAGACGCAAGCGGCAACAGTTACTCCTTCCCGCCATCGCTGTTCTTGACGAGCGACCCGTTCAGCGTCAGGTCGTCGATCAAGGAGCTCATGTACGCGCACGGCGCGAAGGACGTAGGCGACGGCTTCGTGGGGTCGAGGACGCTGACGGTAGAGGGCCACGTGTTCGCCGACGACGCGGCGAGCTTCGAGACCGCGTGGCGCGCCCTGATGTTGGCCGTCATGAAGGGCGGCAAGTTGACCGTGTCTAATGACGCTGTATCGCGCTACATGACGGTCAGTTCTCCAGCAGTAGACTCTGAGTGGGAGCACTGGCCAAACTTCAAGAACGTCACGCTTACCTTCAGGGCGCTGTTCCCGTTCTGGCAAGCGGCTTCAGAGACTATGTCGTCGCACGTGTTGGCAGGCAACGCGTCGTTCACAGTCGACGCGTCTGGCTCCGACCACGTGTTGATGCCGACGATAACGATCGCGGCCGACCAGGGGGCAGACGTCGTTGGCGTTAGGTTGCGCAATGTGTCTGACGGCGGCGCCACTCTGGAGTATGACAACCCATTCTTGACCGCAGGCTCCGTGCTCACGATAGACTGCAACGGAGGGACGATAAAGCTCAACGGAAACGACGCAATAGGCTACTTCGTGTCTGGCGCCTTCTTGCGCCTGCAACCAAAGGTTAACACGATCTACTTCGAAGGCGCGGCGTGCACCGTTACGTTCTCGTTCAGGAAGATATACCTGTGAGCGTATATGGCAAGACTCGCTACGGCGCAGGCGTGTACGGTGGGTCCGTTGCGCCATTGCCAAACATGCGCGTCCCTGTGCGCGTCATGGTGTACGACAAGAATGGCAACATCAAGGGCTTCTTCCAATCAGGCGCTGATGCACTCGTCGGTGTAGAGTTCACGCACGAGGACACTGGCTGCGGCGAGTTCTCCTTGACGTTCGCGCAATTCGTTGACATAGCGAAGTCAGACAGGATAAAGATATTTGTGCTTGACACTGAGTTGTGCTTCTATGCGGGCGTGGTGCGCGGCGTGCCGATCGAGGGCTCTACGTCTACTGCGTTCCAATACACAGGTTATGGCCTGAACGATTACTTTCAGAGGATGAACACTGGCTTCTTGGAGTATGGCACGACGGGCGACACAGGCTCTGCCGGCGCACTCACTGACATAGTGTTCGACCTGTTGGACACCGTGATAACCGTGAAGGCGCCTATACTGAAGGACGCCTTGCTCATAGACTTGCCCGACATAGACCTCAACTACTTGGTCAGCAACTATGGTCAAGTGAGTAGTCTGCTGTCTTCGCTGAAGAGCATCGCGGACTCAACGGGCACCGAGTACAACTACGGGGTGAACGCGCAAGGGTATTTCTTCTTCAAGCCAAGGAGCGAGGCACTGCGCGCGACTCTGTTAGTGGGCAAGCGAGGACCGCATGGCATCGAGGCATATGAGCCGAGCGACGACGAGGAGCAGCGCACCAAGCTGTTCGTCTTGCGCAACGACGGCTCACTACTCATCACGCTCACGAGCGGCGAGGACAACGACATATACGAGGAGCGTCTGAAGGGTCCAGTGCTCGACGATGCAAGCCTACTGCTGTACGCCACAGGTTACATGTACCAGAAGCAGCGCGCGACTCGCTCAGCGAGCATAACCTGGAAGATAGAGGACGCCTCGCCGCTGTTCGTGGACGCAGACGGCTACGTTCGCGTGATATCCAGCGTGCCGCCGCGCGTCAACAAGACCATGGCCGCATACTACTGGGGTCGCGGCGCCTGGGGTTCAGGTCCATGGGGCGGCGAGGCATACGAGGGTTACGACGTAGACGACACGCTCGCGATCAAGTCAGTGGCGTACACCATATCCTCAACCGAGGCAACGCGTCAACTCACGCTCGGCGCGAAACCTGTGAAGTTAGAGTCCATGATCGCTGACATATACAAGTCACTTGCTGACCTCGAGGTCAGCGTAGAGGGGTGAAAGATGGCCGACACATTCTACCGTGAACCCGCAGAGGGTGGAGACATAGACAACTGGCACGACTACGCCATGGCGCAGATGCGCTGCGGCGGCGTCGGTGGCCTCAGCATCGAGGCCTACATGACGGGCGCGGTGCTCTACCTGTCCGCAGGCTTCGCGCACATAGACGACGGCACCGTGAGGGGCGCCGTAGAACGCACGGCGGCGACCGTGGTGGACTACACGGGCGTCACAGTAGGCAAGTGGGGCGCGATAGAACTCTCAGTCGCAGCGGCGAGCGTGACGATAACGGTGTCCGAACTCGCTGACAGCGTGGACGGTGCGACGATACCGGCGTCAGTCAAGGCGGCCTATGACTATGCGAAGAACGGCTATTACTTGACGGCGACGAAGCGCCTCGTGGTCGTGTTCTTTCGCAGCGCTGCGGCAGTCATAGCGCGCATCGTGAACTGCGAGGATAAACGACGTGGCTTCAAAGGCATCGAGATATGCAGTTATTACAACGGTTCAGCGCACAGCGAAGTGTACATCGCGCACAGGATCGTGACACATACAGCCGTATGGAACATGGATACTACCGTGTCCATAGAAGTTGCGCACGGCATACCTGCGCTCCTGCTGAAAGTCATAAGCATATCTGGCTTCTTGTGCGATCAAGGCGGTAGTTACCCGATCGCTTCCTGTGGAATTGCTGACAACGTTGGCAACGTGTTAGCATCGGTGTACCATCAGCTTTCACTAGTCAACATAGACAACACGGCCGTACTATTGGCGCGCCACACAGGCGGAATGTTTGACGAGGCAACATTCATGTCCATGGACGTATACTTAGACATCGCGTATCAGAGTTAGGAGCACAATATGGCTTGGATAGCTACAAGAGAAGCTACGATAGGTGGCGACCTGGACACGTGGGGCGCATACGAGCAGGCACACAATCGCCTGGCCCTTGGGATCAACACCATGCACGTCTACTTGAAGAACGTGGCAAGCGTCTGGGTGCCTTACTTGACGGTGGGCAAGTTAGGCGTGGACGACGGGTCTCAGCGATGGGTGGTCGTCAACGACGCGGAGGTCGATCTTCGCGACTGGGACTACCCAGCCGTCCAGTCTTGCTGGGTGGCCGTCGAGGTTGAGGTAGTGTCTGGCGCGCCCGTGCTCACCGTCGACGTTCATGTCGCAGGCGGCGCGAGTGGGCCACTCGTGCTTCCTCCGGTGTTCTTGGCCGCATATGACGGCGCAAAGGGCGGCTACTACATGAGCGCTACTAAGAGGTGCGTGGCCCTCTTGTGGCTCGACGCGAGTGGCGAAGTGGGCAACATCATCAACCCTGTTGCGTCGAGTGCTGAGTGGGTGCTGTACTACCCTGAGTGGGACATCGTCACGGGGGCGACCACAATCACACTCACGTTGCCTCAGGCGTCGACCGTCAAGAAGGGCGACGTGGTTCGCGTGCGACTCAACGAGGCTTCTGGTGCTGGACGCGTCTCTCTTGAACCTGATGCTGCAGACACCATGGCGACGAGGAATGGCACGGCGTTAACGGCCTTCAACTTGCTCTACTTGGCAGACTGGGTTGAGCTCGTCTCCGACGGCGTCAGCGTGTGGCGGGTGCGCGACTTCAACGAGATCAGCGCGTGGCAGTCGACGACGACGACGTGGAGTGCGGCGACCACGCCGCCGACGAAGGGGACCGTCGTCAGTGACGTCATCAAGTTTCAGCGCAGGGGCAACCTACTGTTCTGCGATGGCAAGTACATGCAGTCAGCGG